CGACTCGAGCAGCTATGATAGGTTGAGAATTAGCCGCGGGATTAGGTTGTAAATATATTTGACCATCAGCAACACCAACAACCTGCAATTTAGCTGTGGGCGCCGTCGTCCCGATGCCGACGTTGCCGCTTACCGTGAGCCCCGCCAGCGTCCCCACGCTCGTCAGGCTCGAATTGACGACCGTGCTCTTGAGCGTTGTGCCCGTGAGCGTTCCGGCGTCGGCTCCGTTTCCAATTGGCGCATACGCCCCGGCGTTCAGCGACGCAAGCGCGATTGTGCCGTCTGAGATTATGCGCACGGTCCCCGCTGGCCCGACGAGCGGCGAGCCTTGCGAGGCGAGCTGTAGATAGCCGCCGCCCGAGTCGCTGTGGGAGAGGAATGTCGTGGCTGTCATGGCGTTGTATAGTACGGGTAGATTGTCTGCCCACCGCCGGACACGCGACCGCCCGAGCCGTCCACGACGTCCACGTAGGCCGTAAACATGTCGATTGTCAAGTGGACGTTATGAACGATGTCCGTGTGGGAGTTGCGGACCAAGAATCCCATGATCTCCGACACCGAAAAGACCTCCGACGGTATTCCGCGAACGAACGCGGGCTGCGTCTTAAGTGGGTTCTGGATGGCATGACCATTCACGTCGTAGGTGAGATAGCCCACCTCGTAGTAGTCGAGGTTGGGTTCCGAGAGATAATCGACCACCTCGAACTGGATCTCCAGCACGGGAGCGGAGGTCGTCGTCGTGCCGTAGCTGAAGACGGGAAGCGTCCCGAACGCCCAAAAGCGGTGCGGCCCGAATCCGTAGAGGACGTTGACGACCGTCGTGTTTGGAGAGCTGTACGTCCACGAGCTGCCCGCAAAAACCGTGGCAAGGAACCACGCGATCCCGTCATCCGAGAAATAGGTAAAGCGGCGGTTGGGGTCGGCGCTGGCGTCCCCGGAAACTATGGCCGTCACCTTTCCAAACGCAACCGCGTTGCCGAGCCCGGCGTCAAACCTTGCGTAGCTCGTGGTCCCCGCGAGGAGGGTGACGCCCGTGGTCGCCGTCGAACCGTCGTTCATGTTCGCGGCGGTAAGGCCAGAGTACGACCCGAACGCCGCCCAATAGGCCGCACCGTAGAGCCCAGCTGAGTGCGTGCCTGTGCGGGGCCTCTCAATCATCAGGATGCCCGGCGCCGCCGTCTGCGCGTACAGGATGGCCGACGGGCTGTAGGCCGTCGTCGTGGTCGAGGAGGCCGACCGATTGAGCGTGACGCCCGCCGAGAGAATCCCGGCGCTGCTCATCGTCTTGACAATCACGCGCGCCGCGAGCACGGTCGTTACCGTGGTCAAGAGGCCGCCGAGCGACGTGTAGTTTTTGACAGTCGTTCCGCCGACGAGGGCGGTCGTCTCAAGGACAGACGACGAGCCGGACGGTGGAAGGTTCCCGAGGATTGGAACGACGATCTCCGTCCCGGCCATGCTCGCCCAGGTTGCCGACGGGGCTCCGGCCCCCACCGCGATCCGAACGCGCAGCTCCTTTGCGAACGCGCTGACGGGCGGCGAATAGATCACGCTCGCAAAGTCGTTCTGTGTGACGAGCATGGGCGTCGCCGACGCGACGACGCTGTAGGTCCCGAGGGAGGCGCTCGTGATGTCGGGCGGCACAGCGAACGGGTTTGGCAGGACAGAGGCGAGCGGCGTGTCGCCCGTGATGGCGGAGGACGAGTAGATGGCGTTGAGGTACACGCGCGCCGTGACCGTATACTCGCCGGTGTCGAGCCGCTGGATATCGGTCACGAGGAATTTCTGGACGGAGAGGCCCTCGTCCGTCGTGAGCGTGATGAGGGCGCCGCGCTTCAGGTTCACGGCAACGAAGCTCGCCACGAACGTCACGCGGAGCCCGTAGGTCGCCACGTTGACCGTGTACGATGCGACGGCGTATGCCTGCACCATAGAGGTGATGGACTGTGACTGGTAGACCGCCTCCGCGCCGAGCGCCACGCCCGGCGCCTCAACCGTCGCGGAGTCGGACGCAAAGGCCGCCGTGGCGTTTGCAAACTGGATCGTGACGCGCGTGGGTGTGTCCGTCGCAAGAACGGGCGCGTAGTCAACGCTGTGGCAGTTGACGGTCGTGTCGAAGGCCACGACGACCGCGGACTGGACGCGATCCACGAAGAGCTTGTAGAGGCCGTCCTCTTGGTAGATCGTGCCGTTGCAGGCCTGCCGCATCTGCTCAAGGATCAGGAGCGCGGACGTTTGCTGAGAGATCGACATGTTGATCGTGAACCCAAGCGTGTCGCATTGGTTCGCGTAGTTCGACCAGTCCGTGTCCGAGAAAAGAGCGGTGCTGATTCCGCACCCGTGGACGGTGTGGGTGAGGAAGTCCCTGATGACGAGGGCGGCGTTCGCGCTATAAACGGTCGTCGCCGTGCGCGGGTCGTAGACCTTGAGGCCGTGGATGTCCACGGACACGTCGGGCGGCATGGACCCGGCCGGAACAACCCACGCGAAACCGTGCGGGTCTGCGCTGTAGAAGGAGACCTTGAGCCACGCCATGCTTGGCATACGCCCGGCGAAAGGCGGCGTGGAGACCGCCTGTGTCGGCGTTCCGCTCGCCCCGGAGAGCGTCACGCCCATTACGCCCGAGACGACTTGATAGCCGTTCGGCCAAACGGCGACGATGCCGCCAATTTCGCCGTACCCGAGCAGGTAGTAGAAGTCTCCGGTCGCCGGGTCCGTGATGCCGGGGTCCTGCCATAGGAGCTTGCCCTGGACGCGCACCTGTCCGTAATTCAGGAGCACGGCGTCGCCCGCCTTCACGGCGTTTGCCGGGTTCCGGTTCACCTTCACGCTGTTCACGCTGCCGGGGGTCGGGGACGGGGCCGTCAACGGGAAGCCCGCGGGGACGCCGGGGAAATTGGTGACGTGTGGCAGGATACTCGTCGGCGGCCCCTGCGCCCCGACTGGAGCGAACGTCACGGCGCCTCCACGACTTCGAGGCCCGTGTTTACCATGTTCGCCACGAAGCCCTCGAAAGTGAGGTCGTCACGCACGAAGCGCACGTTGAAACACGCGCGCCCGACGGCCCGCCATTCAAGGATGTCGCCCGCGGTCCCGGCGGTGAGGCCCGTGGCCTTGTCGCGCCCGTCCGTGCCAGTTGCCGAGCCGAACGTGTAACTCGTGCCGCTCACTAGGCGCGTGCCCGCGCGGAAAAGTCCATAGCCAGGGTCGGAGCCGGAGGGGCCGGTCGTGTAGCCGGAGCTGCTCTTCATCGGAAGATCCCATCCGGTCAAGACGCCGTTTGTCGTTCCGACGTAGAGCTTCGGCCACTTGATACCAAGCGGCGAGTTGCTAATCCCGGCGAAGTCCGTGAACGTGAAGGCCGAGAAGCCGCCTCCCTGCGCGACGTAGAAGTCCCACAGGGTTTGTACGTCGCCTTCTAGGTAGTTCTCGTACTTGAGCGACGCCGCGAAGAGCCCGCGGAAGCGGCCGCGCCGAGTCTGCGAGACCCCGGACACGGTCGCGGTGGAGCGCAGCGTCGCGTAGGTCAGCCCGTACTTGTACGAGACCGTTGGGATGATGTCTTCGGGGAAGTTTGCCACGGTAGCTATCCCCTTAAGGGTTCATCGCGGCGAGCGTTGGAAAGCCGCCGTAGTTCAGTTGGTTGCCCTTCGCCGTACAGGCGATGAGGGTGCGAAGGCAGGACGTGTCCCCGCCCGCGTATTGACAAGTGAGCGGGTCCTTGAACGTGTCGGTACAGGTGAGGGAGAGCTTCGTCGCGGGCTGGACGCGGGCGTTAAAGTCGTAGTAGGGGGCGAGCGCGATACCGGCGTCCCTGTGCGTGTCGTCCTTCGGAAGGTTGAGCGCGGCAACCCGGCAAAGCAGGAGGAGCTTCACGTCGTCGGGGTGGACGTTCATGTTCGCGAGCGTGAATAGGGCCTCATAGATTTTCACGACCGAGCCGGTCTGCTGCGCGCCCGTGAAGAGCACACCCGAGAAGAGGTTGTCCGCGTTGGCAATCGTGATGGTGTCCGACGCCTGCGAGTCAACGAGCGTAGAGTCAATGCTCGCGATGGCGAACGGGTGCGAGTGGTCCCAGGTGTACGCCGAGGCGAAGGGCGCACTCATCGCCGGGTAGTAGCCCGCGGTCGTCATGATGTCGAGGTCCGCGTTGCAGTAGCGCACCGTGCCGCCCGGCCACTGGATTTCCAGAAGCAGGAACGTCACCAACTCGGAGTCGGAGGCGTTGGCCGAGAAGGTCTTCGCCATCGTCAGATCCCCGTCGCCGCGTAGTTACGCGAGCCGAACGCGCGGTTTGCGTAGAGCGCGCCCGCCACGATGTTCGCCGCCGCGCCGGTGGCCGACGCGCTCGCGCCCGGCCCCTGCCATGCGTTGAACTTTGCCGTCAAGGCGTCGAAGGCGGCCCCCACGTTGGCGGTCGAGGTCGAGAGGGTGTCGAGGTTGGGAATCAACGTCTTGCCGCCGCCGCCACCTCCGCCGCTCCCGCCACCGCCACCGAGCGCCGCGTTGACGTCCGTAAAGAGCGTGGTTGTCTCCGCGATGATCGCGGGGAGGCCCGCGAAAGCCGTGGATGCGTCGGTGGCGAACTGAAGGAGCTTGTCGTGAACGATGGTGTTCAGTCCCGCGACGTAGTCCGAGAGCTTTCCAATCTCCGTGTTTGCGTCTGTCCACGCGCCAATAGATGCGTTCTGTGCTGCCGTAATCGCAGCACCGTAGATGTTTGCGGCGGTCGTGATGTCCGCCCCGATTCTCGTGTATGCCGCCGTGGCGGCGGCGTCAACCTGCCCGAGAAAGTTCGTGAGCCACGCCGCCGCGGCGCCCTGGCTTGGGTCACTAGAAGAGAAGAGGGCGTAGTATGACGTCGCCATTGCCTGAATCTCGGCCGTCAGCCGCGCGATCTCGTTCGGATCGGTCGTGTTGCCCAGGGCCGTGTAATCCGCCGCCATGTGGGTCTTGTAGTAGTCGGCCTGTTGGGCGGGCGTCATCAGCGACAGGGAAATGTCCGCCTGTTGCTGTCCGATAGAGGTATGCAGGGCCGTGAGGTTGGCCGCGATCTCTTGGAGGAACTGGAGTTCCTGTTGGTAGCGCGCCGCCGCCGCGGTCTGGACCGCGTGGAGCGCGTCAAGCTCGGCCTGCCCGGAGAGCTTCCCTGCCGCGGCAACCTGATTCGTCAGAGTGATGGCCCCTGCCGCCCACGCGGCCACGGAGTTGTCGGGGTTGGCAACGGAACCCGCCGCCCCGGTATTGAAGTCCATCGCGGCGAAGCTCTGCATGAGAGAGAGAGCATCGGAGGCCCGGCTCTGCCACACGTTGAAGAGGGTGTTTATGTCGGTCATCGCCTCGGCCGAGAACGCCTGCACCTGGGCCAGCGTCGTCGAACTGTTGATGTCCGCGCCAATGCCGGTCACACCGACGCCCCACAGGCGATTGTTGGCCGTCGCGACGTCATAGTCGGATGCGTTCGCGCCGCCCATGATCGCGGCGTTGCGCGCGAGCGCGCCCTGGAATTGAGTAATGGTCGCCGTGGCCTGTGCCTCGAAGGTCTGCGCCGCCTGGACGAGCGACGCCACGTAGGCTTGCTCGGCGGTCATCGCGGCCTGATACGCCGTGACGAGCGTTTGCGCCGCCGTCACCTGCGCGTCTCCGGTGAGGCCCGAGAGAGCGTTTGCCATCGTCGTGAGGTTCGCGGCCGAGGTCGCGAACTGGTCCTGTGGCGTCTGCGCCGCCGCCGTGACGGCATCGCTCCAGAGGGTCGCGCCGGACTTCGAGAACTGCGCCTTCGCCGCGTTGAAGCCGACGACGACCCCGAGGAGGTTCTCTAGGTACTTGGCAAAGTCGTCCGGGGCGCGCATGTCGATCTGAGTGGCAATCTCTGTGATTTTTGCCGACGTGAAACCGAGCCCTTCGAGCATCGCCGGAATCGGTGCACCCGGGTCGAAGCTACCGGAAACGAAGCTCGGGATGCCTTCTATGCCAGCCGACCCGGCGCTCGTGGTCGAGTTGAGAAAGCCGTTCTGCGTCTGCCCGAAGGCGTAGGACTCAAGCAGCTTCGGCATTTCGGTCGAGAAAAAGTCCGTGATGTCCTTCGTGAGGTCGGTGGCGTTTCCGGCGTGAAACTGGAGGTTCAGTTGACTGATGAACGCCGCCGGGTCATTGAAGAACTTTGAGTTCTGGAGGCTGAGGGCGGTCCCTCCGCCAGCCTGCATGATTCCGGCGAGCGATCCCTCTTCCGCGCTGTAGGTCGTGTAGGCCGCCCCGCCGAGGCCGGTAGCGCCAGCCGCCATCGAGCTTCCCTGGAAGCCGATCTTTCCCTCTGCCGGGCCGTTGATGACCGAAAGGATGGCGCCGACGAGAAGGACCGCGGCCGCGGCGATTAGGCCGACGAGACTCCATCCGGTCGTGATGGCGATTCCGGCCGCAATCGAGTAGGCGGCCGAGGCGGCGAGGATTGCCGTGGTCGCCGAGAGGACGGGTCCTATCGTGGCCGTGCCACCGTAGTTCGTGTCATAGGTCTGCCCGTTGTACGTCACGGGCTGGTTGTTCGTGCCGAGATCGCCAGCGACGGCGGTTCCTGCCGTGTACGCGGCCGTCGCGAAGCCGATATAGGCCCCCGTGTCGGACCCGAGGAGTCCGCCCGTGCGCTGGCCCGGAACCTGTGGACCATCTGGCCCGGCGTTGCCGATGTTCTTCGCCCCCAGGAGCCAGTCCGTGACCATTCCCGTGACCGTAGCGGCCCAACTCTTCTCGATGCCCTGGAACATGGTCGTAAAGGCGGACCCGAGGCTCCCCTGCCCCGTCATCAGGTTACTGAGGGCGTCGGTCATCCCGGTGGTCACGGCGTTCCACGCCGAGACCATTTCGGTGGAGATAACCTGCCCGGTCGTCTTGGCGTCGGCCTGGATCTGATTCCAGCCCGCCTCCATCCCTTGCGCGACCGTGATGGCCCACTTGGTCTGATCGGTCGCCATCTTCCCGAGCCCCTCGGACCATGTCTCCGTTCCGTTCTTGATTGCTATTTGCTCGTGCGCCCAATAGGCGTCCCAATCTCCGGTCATTCCAGCGGTTGCCGCCGCCTGCGTCAACGCGGCGTCATCGAAGATTGCCTTCCATTTCGCGCTGAACGCCGCGTCGAGATCGGGGTTCACGAGCAGTTGACCGCCGAGCTTGTTTGCCTCCACGCGCATCTGCTCGGCGAGCGTGTCGAGCGTCGAGAGGTAGGTGTCACCGTTTGCCTTGAGTGTCTCAACGTTGAACGCGGCGGCGGTCGTGAGCCCCAACTCCCTCGACGCTGCCGATGCGTTGGCGACCACCAGGATCTCGGCATCCGCAAACTTCTGGTCATCGAGGAGCTGCTTGGCGTGCGTGTCCGAGATGAGGGTTGCGTTCGTGATGGCGTCGTTCTTGGACTTTTCGAGCACGGCCTCGTTCGCCAGCGTGGCTTGGTCGTGGGCGGCGGTCGCGGCCTGCATGTCCTTCGCGTACCCCGTGAGCGACAGGGCGTAGATTTCGTCCTGCTCCTTCGCCTGATCGTCCATCCGCTTCGTGTGCGCGAGCGCCGCCTCGCGATTGATGGCGTCCGCGTTCGCGCCCTGCTTCGCCGTGAGGGCCGTGATGTTCTTCTGGAGCTGGCTTTGGAGCGCCGGGTCGGGGGTCGCGGACTTCGAGACCGTGGCGAGCTGCGCCGTGAGCTTCGTGATCTCGACGCCGATGGCGACGTTTTCCGTGGCGAGCTTCTTCGACAACCCGTCGAGCGACATGGCGTTGATCTTGTCGATGATCTTCTGGTACTCGTCGGAAGCCTTCTGGAGCGCGGCGACGTCGTTCTGTGCTTTTGCCGCACCGGGGTCTGTGGGGGTCTGTCCGCCCGGAGTGGAGGCCATCGGGTTGTCGGCGTCGAGGGGGTTGGCGCCGACGCCAAACTTGATCCTTACAAGCTTTTGTTGCCAATCCTGGTAGATTTTGAGGATATCGTCGAGCTGCGCCCGGAGCGTATCGTTACTGCCGAGATATTCGGCCGGGTGTGTCAGCATGTCCCAAATGAGGAACATGACTTGGCCGAGTTCTTTCCCGATGAAGATTAGATCGGCAAGTCCGGTGCCGAGGATCTTCAGGAGGAAGTCGAAGTATGTAGCAAATCCGCCACCGTCTCCCGTTACTGCCGGATGGGAGATTTCCGCCATGAGCGCGCTAAACTCAGAGAGATCGTTCCTTAGCCGCGCGAAGGCGTCCTGCGACGAGACTCCGGCCATCTGCGTCTCAAGGTCGCGAAGCGTCTGCTTGAGGGGTTCAAAGCCCTGCCCGACAAGTTCCATTGCCGAGTTCTTGGTCTTGTCAAACTCCGCGCCCAGGTAGCTCCACGTGCTCTTGAGTACCGCGACAAGCGCGGGGTTGTCGGCGATCTTCGCGTTGAGGTAGTCCATTGCCAACCCGGCGGCCTGCATGGACTGGAGTTCTTTCGGGTCGATCCCGAGGCCGGTGAGTGCGATGCCCGCCGCGCCGCGCGGCATGAGGGTTCCCGAGTTTGCCGCCATTGCGAGGCGCTGTGCGAGCGTGTCCGCGGTGGTCCCGGCCTGCCGCGCGAGTGCGGCCAGTCTATCCGTGAGCGTGGCCGCGTCGTCGGACGTTCCGCCGAATACCCGCTTGAGCGTCGTGAAGGTGTCCACCATCGTCTGTGTGGAACCGCCGAAGACCGCCGCTGTCTCCTTGAGACGGCCGAGGGTATCGTTGGCGATAGCGAGGGATTCGGTCCAACCGTTCGTCGCCGACATCGTGGCAGCCACCGTGATTGCCATGTCCTCGTACGCCGACGTGGAGTCGAGAATGCCTTTGATGGCCGCCGCCGCGGCCCCGACCGTGACGAACGCCGCGAGCTTGTCGGCGATCTTGACGAGCGCATCGCTCGTCGAGTCAAGCCCGGCCTTCGCCCTCCCATCGACGGCGGTGCCGCCGAGGTTGAGGAGAATTTCTTCTACGAAACCGGGCATGGCGTCACTTCTTGTTCTTCGCTTCTAGGGCCTTGCGCTCGTCCGACCAGATGACGAGGCGCTTGGCTTCGATGAGCCGCAGGAGGTCGAAGACCCGCGGCGTGAGGACGATAGGGGGGTCCATGCGTTCGGCGACGGTGAGGACGGAGGCGTAGTCGAGCCCGGTCGCGCCGGAGAAGCCGGTGCGCCATTGGGTCTGACAGGCGCAGTAAAGTTCCCAGGCGTCGAGGGCATTGAGGGTGAGAGGCTTCTTGGCCTTGCACTCCCAGGCGCACTCGCCCTTTGTGACCTTGCAGATTGGCTTCTGTGGCTCGACGGCGTACTCGCGCATGAACCATAGGCGCCCGGCCTGATGGCAAGCGGCACAGTCTTTTGGTAGTTTAGGGTCGCCTGCACGCCACTCACGACATGCGACCTCTAGGAGTTTTTTTCCTCGATCTCCCACGCGGCGCCGAAGACTTCCGCCAACTTCGTCGCGCGCTGGACGATCATGTCCGTGAGGACGTCGCCCGCCTCGTCGAGGGCCTTGCGCCGTTCCTTGTCGGAGGCACAGGTGCCGTCGATCCGCTTGTATTCGCTCCAGCACACGAACGCGAGTTCGGTCTGAAGTTCGATGCCGTTGAGAACGCGCATGTCCGTCACGGACGGATAGATGCCGCGCTTCTCAAGGTTGCGGAGGGCTTCCTTGCGCTTGCCGCGCAGGAGGGGGAGGATGGTGAGGGTGGCGCCGTTCTTGAGGGTGATGACGTTTTCCACGACTTCGGTTTCCGACATAGAGCCTCCTGAAAAGTAATGCCCGAGGGCGAAATGAAAGCCGGTCTCTCCCGACTGTCACGTCTCGTTTCCGGGTGCGTGCGCCGGAGACCGGCGTGCTTCCAAATCGGGCGGCCGACGTTGGGCCGCGCTCTTGCTTAGGTGTTGTAGTCGGCGTCCACCTTCGTGTTGGTCGTGATGGTCTCAACCGACGTTCCGGCGGTGCCATCCCTCGACGCCTCGAAGGCAAACTCGATCTGGAGCGGGCCGTTGTCGATCTTCGCGTCGGTCGGCTTGAGGCGAACGCGCGGGACGATCAACTCGAACGTCACGGAGGCGTTTGTCCACTTCAGGTCGAGGGCCACGTAGGTCCCGGCCTTCGCGAGGGCGTAGATGACCTGATCCTCGAAGAACGTCTTGATCTTGCCGTTCACCGTCGCGCGCCGACGCGGGAGGCTGCGCCGCAGGCCCGCTCCGCCCACGACGTAGTGGTCGGGGAAGTGGTTATGGTTGATGTCGAGGGAGCCCGAGACGATCTCCGCAATTGCCGATCCGTTCAGTTTCACGTCCGCCGCGGCGAGCATGAGGTGATCGAACACGGGGTCCGACGTGTAGTCGATGGGGGACGTGGGCGAGCCGAGGCACGGGGTCGTGAGCGCGACGGACTTCCCGAGGAAGCTGAACTTCGTCGAGAGGAAGCCCTCTGACGCCCAGGTGAAGGACGTCTTGTCGATCCGCATTCCCAAGCCGCGCTTGTATTGCGTGGCCGCGCTGAGGTCGATGGACTCATCCGTCGAGAGCGAGGGGAGGGCACCGGTCACGATCTTCGACGTGTGGGCGCCGGTCGCGAAGACACGCGAGCCGAGCGCAAACTCCATGAGGAAGCCAATGGAGTTTGTCGTCGGATACGTCTCGAAGTCTCCGGCAGCGGCCTGCTTGCCAGCGACGGAGTCGCGCGGGTTCGGGTCTCCGCCGATCATCTCGTTAGGCAAGAGGGCCTGACCGCCGACCATGCCGCCGCCCGCCTTGATGAGGATTTTCCGGGGGATGGTGCCTACCGTTCCCCACGCGCTCTCCCGCGCGAGCAGGATTACGGTATTGTTTCCATTGGCGGGTTCTGCCATAGTAAGCTCCTTTGCTTGCCAGTAGCTATCTTAAAGCCTGAAGGAAGACGACTCGAAACGACATTCAAAGCCGAGAGCGCCGCCCCGCGCCGTCCGGTCTTGGGACTCAATGGGACGCCTGGACGTGAAGACGAGGTAACGCGGGGTCGCCGTGGGCGAGTAGCTCGTCCCGCGAACGGCGAGTAGAGCCTGTGCAACGGTCTCCGCCTTCGCTGTGGCCGCAATGGCGCTCGTTCGGTCGTCGGCGACGACGACGAGCGACCAACCTTCTTTTCCCCCCGTGACGGCACCGTGGTTCCCGACGAGCTGGTCGCCCTGGCGCGCGAAGCCGTCGTAGACGACGTAGATGGTCGTCAGTCGCGAGGCGTTCAGCTCGAAGACGTCCACGACGCGGGCCGCGTCCTTCACGGGAATCGCGGGAACGCCGGGCACGCCGACGATGGGCGGAGAATGGCCGGGGTCCGCGATGATGGCCGGGACCGCGATGATCCCCGGAAGCGCCGCGAGGAGCGCCTTGATGTTCGCGCGGGCCGTGGCGACGTCGCTCATGCTTCACCGTAGAGGGCGCGCCAGCGTTCGACGATCCTGCCGAGCGCGTACTCGCCGAAGTAGAGGAACCCGCGTGCCTTGACGTACATCCATCCGAGTGAGCCCGAGCGTGCGGCGGGGTTATGCTTCTCGCGGTAGTGCTCGAAGGCTTTCGCCTCCAGCTTCGCGTTTGTCTTCTGCCCGGCGCGCGGGCCGCCGCGGTTCTGGAGCCGGGCCTGCTTCGCCGAGTTGCCGATAGCGACCGACTCGTCGCCACGCACCTCGTAGTCCGTGCGGGTTTGCATGATGCCGTCTTTCACGAGCGGCTTGCCGCCACGGGCGACATTGAGCCACGGCTCGCCATCGGCGTCCGGGCCGCTCTCTCTGAAGCGCATCGGGACGACCTGGAAGGCCATGAACTTCCCCGCGTCCTCAAGTAGCTTGCGGTGGAAGTCGGGCTGCGTGAACCGGGCGAACCGGGCGATCTCCGCAAGCGCGCCCCCCGCATTCGACCGGACGACCGACACGTCTCCCATCTCAGAACCTAAACATCGCGTCCGTGTTGAAGATGGCGACGTCTCCGCCGACCATGACGCCGGTTGGGCGCGAGAGCACGACGTCGGGGGACGGCGCGACGACGAGCGGCGCGTCCGGCAGGGAGTAGGTCTTCTTGGCGACCCCTGCCGCCCAATCTAGAGCCACGAGGTAGTCGCCGCGGGCGTCGGCCGTAAGCTGATGCCCCACAGAGAGTTTCCGCCCGAGGAAGAAGTATTTGGCGATGGCGACGCACTTGCCGCGAATGATCGAGAGGCTCTGCGGTCCCGTAATCGGGATGGCGTAGCGCGAGCACAGGCGCCCGTCCAACTCGCGCGAGGCGTCGAGAAGCGCAACGTCGATGTCGCCGGTGGCCTTCTGAAGTTCGGCGACGACGTCGGCGTCGATCTTCGAGACTAGGTCGGCCTGTACGGCGTAGGCGGCTTCGCTCACACAATCTCCAGGTGGTCAAAGTCGCCCCACGTGCCGCCCCAACGAAGGCCGTGGGGCTTCGCCAGGGCGCCGACAATGCGGTAGTAGGCCCGGTCCCATGTGATCTGCGAGGGCTCGGGGCCGTGGAGGACGATGGCGAAGTCGAGCGCGGCCGAGAGGCCGTCCGTCTGCGCCTGATGCCTTGAGCGCAGGATGACGCCGTCCTTCGACGTGACGGAGTTGCCGGGGGCCGTGCGGCCCTTCGCGTACTCGGCCTGCTGCTCTTCGGTCGTCCGGCGCGTGCAGGTCACGATGAGCGTCGCGTCCGGGTATGACGCCTCGTACGATGCCTTGAGGGCAGCGTAGCGCGCCACGAGGAGCGGAGAGCAGTCCGCGAGGTTGCGGTCGCTCAAGCGGCCCTCTTGCCGCCCCGGAGCTTCTTCGCGGTCTGCGCGGTCTTGATCGCGAGAGCCTCGGCAACGTGCTCGGTATGCTCGGCAAGCACCCTGGCTACATTCTCGGTCTTTTGCGCCAACAGGCTGGCGACCTGTTCGCTATTGAACGCGCACGTCTCGTGGCGCTCCTCTATAACCACGATGCGACCCTCGTGGTCGACGAAGCGGCTCTCGTGGTCGAGAAGCCGTGCGGCGTGTTCGCCCTGGATCCTGATGAGGTTCTCGATGCGTTCGCTACTCCCTCCCATGTGCCCCTCTAGGCGCTGGACGGCGCCCGCCGTGCTCATCACGAGCGACGCTATCGTCGGGCCGATGCCGACCCCAAGTTCCTTCGCAACCGCGTCGATTTTGTTCTCTGCGCGCTGCGAGAGCCAGCGCCTTGCGCTCACGACGACGATTCCGGCGGACGCGAGACCGGCCCCGAGAACGGAGCCGATCGTTTCAAGGGTCACGGCTTGGCTACCGTGAGGACCGTCTGAACCTTCAGGCGTCCGTAGAATGCCCACGCGGCAGACGCCGCGGGAACGATGAAGGACGTGATGAGATCCACCGCGGCCTGGACGTCGGAGTCCGCAAACGTCTGATGAAAAATCTTCCCGATGAGGGGCGCCGCAAACGTGATGGCGACTCCCCAAAACGTCTTGCTCTTCCAGAACTCCTTCGCGCCGAGGATGTACCCGGGCTGAATCTGAACGACTGCATTCGCGATGTCGGCCACGGGCGCCTCCTTTACGGCGGGGGCCGCGGGAGCCGCCTCGACGGCGGCCCCGAAGCGGCCCGGTTCCACGCTGCTCATGTCTTCGGGACGACGAGGCCGGTCATGGCGGCCTGGATCTTCGTGGGGGTCCAGCGTTCCGTCACGGCAGCGCCGGTGAGTTGATTGCGGAGCAGGGTGAGGCCGCCCTTCGTGAGCCCCGAGAGGAAGATGCCCACGGGACCCGGAAGGAGAACGGTCTCCCCAAGCTCCAGGGGGCCTTCGAGGAGGTCGAGCCAGCCGAGAACGCGCGAGGGTGCGACGTCGGCCGGGACCACGTCGTTCGGGGCCATCGGGAGCGCGAACACCGCGCCGGGGTTGGCCGTCTTCAGGGAGTTGATCTCGGCCTGTGTGAAGCCAGCGGGGATGTTCACGAAGTCACCGTGCCCTTCATGGGCTGAGGGCGCGCGGGGGCCTCGGGGGTGACGGGGACGACGGACGACGCGATCTCTGGTCCGAACATCCCGAACTCGGAGTCGTCCACCTCATCGCCCACGTTGAACGAGGATTTTCCACAGGGAGGCGTTGGATGGATCGCGAACGCCCGGATCACTTTGACTCTCATGCGACCCTCCAGTAGAAGCGGTTGACCGACGAAGTCGCAGGCGTGTCCTGCGGGTGAGACGGCACGAGGTAGGCCGCGGCCGGGAAGTAGGTCTTCACGAGCGCAATGACCTTCGCCGCGGCGTCCGGGGTCATGGCGCCGAGATCGACGGCTAGCGCGCAGAAGTCGGGTAGGGCCGCCACGAGGGGCGTGACGATGGCGACGAGGTCCGTAGTCCCCGCCACCTGCTTCGAGACGAGTAGGGCCTGCCAGCTCGCCGCAAGGGCGTCGTGGTAGGTGAGGAGCGTCGCGCGGTGCGCGGCGTGGAGGACGGGGTCCTCGGTCGCCACGCGGGCGTCGTGCGCCGCAACGGAGGCGGTGTAGGCAGCCTGGAGGCTATTCAGGAGGTCCCCGACCGTGTCCTGCACCTGCACCTCGGCCGCGGGCCTGGGGCCGCTGGCGGTCTGTACGGTGCCCGTGGCGCACGAGACGCTCACGAGGAGAACGAAGGACGTGACGACGGCCCAAAGGCCGACGGAGAGCTTTTTCATGATTCCTTTCAGAAGGTTGCCGTCGCGGTCTTCACCGCGGTCATGTTCGTGATGACGCAGGGGGTTGACGTGGCGCCCGTACAGCCCGAGGTGCCGCTCCAGGTTCCGGCGTCGCTTCCGGCCGTCTGTGTGATGGTCACGGTCGCGCCGTTCGGGATGGTGAACTGACAGGCGAGGCCGTGGCCGCACGTGCCGCCGTAGGCTCCGCTGACGGTCGCCACCTCGTCGTTCGTTCCGGTTCCGGCGAGGTTCATGTTCAGCGTGAGGACGTGCGGGACAGGTGTATTCGTGGCCGTTTGGGTAGGCGTCACGGTCGGAGTCGCCGTGGGCGTATTCGAGGGCGTGAACGTCGGGGTGGCGGTCGGCGTGTTTGTGGGCGTCCGCGTCGGGGTCGGGGGTGCCGGGGTTGCCGTCATCGTATTGGTCGGCGTGTTCGTGGGCGTGTTTACGGGAGTGGCCGTCGCGACCGGAGTAGACGTGCCCGTGGGCGTGATCGTGTAGGTCGGGGCGACAGCCACAGACGAGCCGCTGAGCATCACGGTAATGGTGCTCGTGTCGGTCGCGGAGGCGAACGTCGCGTATCCCCTGAACTGGCAGACGCCGCAAACGGGATAGCGGAAGACTTCATCGGTGAGCGCGAAGTCGTGGAGCGTCTTCCACGTGGAGCCGTTGTAGATTTCGAGGCGAGCCTTCGCGTACTGCGAGCTGCCGTGGTACTGGAAGAAGAAGCTCGACTTCGGATCTTCAGTGGGCGTGACCGCCGTGTAGATCGAGGCGATGCCCGGCCCGACGACGGTTTGCGCGTTCATGATGGTCGTCACGGACTGATCCGCGATGACGATGCCGTCCTCGTGCCTCGGGGACGGGATCAGGCAGAACGTCGCCAGGAGGGCGACGACGCAAAGGGCAGGCCCGGGCCTCTTCATACTCAGTATCCGGGCTTGCCGAACACGGTCTGCGAGCCGCGGCGGTCCTTGCCCGAGCGCCGCTCGACGCCGTTCCACTGGCCGACACCGAACGTGGGGTCGGGAGGTAGCGTGCCCGTGACCTGTCTGTCACCGAGGAATGCCGTACGCGCGGCCGCGTAGTCGGGGTCGTCGATGCCGTGCTTGATTCCGTCGAAGCCGTAGAAGCCACAGCTCGCCTGCGCCTCGGCGATATTCGCGCCGTTCGAGGCGTTGGCGAGAATGTCCGCCGCGCTCGGCGTGGGTGCCTGTCCTGGCGTCGCCGTGGACGCGATCATGCCGAGCCCGTCGAGGAGGTCCGTGTCGGAGAACTCACCCGTGGCGTGGACCCACCCTTCCCGCTGCACCATGTTCACGAGAACTGCGGCGATCCGTTGCGGGGTCTTCCCGGCCTTGAGCGCCTTGTTGATGGCGGGCTGAAGGATGCCGAGCGAATAGGCGGCGGGATCGGTGATTGCCGCACCATCCAACGTGGTTTTGGGACAAGCGGCAGAGGCGATAGCGATGATCTGATCGGTTTGGGTCATGGGGTCTCCTCTTGGGTTTTCACAGAGCGAAAGGGGACCGACCTGTCAAGCGAAACGAGACGCGGTCGGCCCCCGAGAGGGAAAGGGTCGGTGGGCCTTACAGGACGGCGGAAGCGCCCGTCCAGAGATAGCCCGCGGTGGACGTCGTGTCCTTCACGCCGTTCGTGAAGGGGGTCGTCAGCTCCAGGGACCAAGCGTCGGCGTACTTCTGGACCGTGCCGCCCTTCGGGCCAACCGTCTTGTCCTCGTACGCACCAGTCAGGGGATACCCGGCAGACGTGACCGTGATGCCAAAACGCGGCGTGATGACTTCGCCCGGCGCGACGACGAGCAGACCCGCATAGTTGCTCCACACGTCCGTCGGGGTGCCACCGGCGAATGGCGTCGTGCCCGCGCCGCCGATCACGATGCGGAGGTTGAAGAGGGCGGCAATGGCCGACGCCGGAACGCCCGTGCCGATGTCGAACTTCGTGCCGCTATACTTGACCAGCTCCTTGATCTGCGCGTTGAACGAGAGCGCCTGGAAAACGTCGTCGCCCATCCAGAACGTGTCAGGAAGGCGCCGCGTCTTCGACTTCCGCATCTTGGCCTTCGCCTTGTAGACGTTGTCGATGGGGTAGCCGTTCGGGTCGGACCAGGGGGCCGTACCGTCGGTGCCCGAGCCCGCGAGCGTCGCCTTGTTCGTGGAGGCATAGTTGTTCGCGTTCAGGATGAACGCGGCCTGTGCCTTCTCGCGCTCGTTGACGAGCTGTTGCTTGAGCACGTCCAGCTTGTACGAGTCGAGGCTGATCGGAAGGAGACCAGCGGCGTCCAGTTCGCGCCGGTCGGTCGCCACTTCGAGCGTGAAGACGTCGAGCTTCACGTTCGTCCAGTTCAGGGTCACATCGACGCGCCGGGGCTTGGCCGCGAGCGCGATCAGCGAGTTGTCCGAGACGAACTTCTCGCCGCCGAAGACCGCATAGGACGCCTGCTCGTTCGCTCCGCCAACCCACGGCGGCAGGAGCAAGTCGCCGATGACCGGCGCCTGGACGAACCCGACTCCGGTGCCGAGCTGGTACGCAGAGGTCGGCTGCATGGCCGGGAGGGACGCGAAGTTCACGATGGCCTCGCGGGCCTCGGGGGACTTCACGTAGTCGTTGAGCTGGCCCCATCCGGCGAGCTTCTTCGCCATGAACTGTGCAAGCTCGGGATCGACCGCCGTGATGGCGGTGGGGCTCTTCTTGAAGTAGCCCTTGAAGGTCGGTTCGCTCATGATTGCTTTGCTTCCTTTCGTAGCTACTTCGTTACGCGGCGTGAATGAAGAAGACCTTGACCATGTCGCCATCGTTCGTCCCCGCGGAGCGGGCGACGGCAACCGTCTTGGCGTCGTTAACGGTCGAGCCGGACGCGCCGTTGCAGATCAGGTGGCCGTTCGCATCGGACTTGAGGTAGTCGCCGATGGCACAGCCGCCGGTGCCGCACTTGACGGTGGCTTCGCCGATGGCCTGATAGATCGTGGCCGTGACGCCGATGGCGCTCGCGTACTGCGTGAAGCCGATGGGCACGCGGTCGGCGCCGCACTTGATGACGGTTCCGTCCGTGAAGATTTCGACGAGGCAGTTCTCTTCGAGGGCCGTGGCGCCGGTGACGAAGGTGAAGGGGCCGAAGGGCCGGAGGCCGGAGAGCATCGCGTCGCTCCTTTACTTCTTCTCGGCGCCGAGGATCATTTCGGCGGCGATGATGGTGGTATTGAATTTGTCCGCGTACTTGACGACGCGATCCATGAACTCGACGCGGGATTCCGTCTTGGTCGTGAGGTCCGGGTCCGCGGCGGCCTTGAGCTTGCTACCCACGGGCGCCGTGATCGGGAGCGTCGCGATGAACTTCGCGGCGGCTTCGGGCTTGTGGTTGCCCGCCGTCAGTTCCGTGAACGTGTCGCGCTGCGCCGCCGTGAGGCGACCCTCCGCCGTGGCGGCGTCGAGGATGGCCGTGTAGGCGTCTTCGCTGCGCTGCTCGGCGAGCTTCGCGTCCGCGTGCTTCTCGGCGGAAGCCTTGAGGCCGGGCATGATCTTGGCCTCGATGTCCTCGGCCATCTTGGTGAACGTCTTCGTGATGCTCTCGGTGAAGGCGGCGAACTGCGTTTCGAGCGCGTCCTGCTTCTCCTTGAGGGCGGCGACGGTTTTCTCGTCCATCTGATTCTCCTTTTCGATGGGGTCGGCGAAGTCGGGCTTGCCTTGACAGGCAGCACAGCTCTTGATGTTTCCGGTGAGGTCGAACATGGACGACTTGTGCGCGTCGCAGAGCGAGGTCGAGGCGTCGAGCCGCCCTTCGTTCGCGCCAATCTGGACGCTGCGTGTCTCCGTGAGCTTGGTCGTGATGGCCTCCCCTTCCGTCGCTACGGCTTCTTGCATGTGGTCGATGGCCGGGACGTTCGTGAGTGACGCCTCGCGCAAGTAGACGGGCCGCATGTTCCCGGCCGAGTCGAGCTTGTATTTGAAGCCGGGCGATACGTAGCGTAGCTTCTTCGAGCGGATCTTTGGCGTGATCTCGGGGTCCCATTCGACGTAGGCGAATACGCCGATGGCGTCCTGCTCCAGCTTCTTGATCCAGCCGACCGCCTCGCCGCCGTACTTGGCGTCCTCGCCGTGGTTCACGAGGAACGCAACCTCGTTTGCCTGCTCCTCATAGTACGCCATGACGCTGTCGATGTCGCTCTGTGTAATGAGACACTTGCGGCCATCGCGGATCTTGGCCTGCCCGCGCGGCATGATCTGGATTCGGCGCAGAACCGGCGCCCCGGCGATCTCGTCCCCTGTCCCGGCAAAGGCCACGAAGCCTTCGAGGTACATGGTGTCTTTTTCGTTCAACCTGCGAGCCTCCTGAAAGCGTCGGGAAGGAGTTGGGCGAGCCTGTCTACGTCGAAGCCGTCGGCAGGCCGTACCTGCGTCGTGTCACCATTATCGTCCTCGTAGCTGACGCCCTTGCCCGAGGACACGTCGTACTCGCCCTTGTCGAGCGCCTCTTGGTCAAGCTCAATCGCCATGCAGCGACACTGGAAGTGGACGCCCGGTAGGAAGTTGTTCGCCTCCGGGTCATCCTTGCGGAAGACCTTGCCGTCGAGCGGCCCACAGATGTCACAGACCCGCTCGTCCTCCGCGGTAGAGAACATCCAGTAGGGGTCGCTGTCCACGCGCTCGGGGTCGAACATCTCGGCGTAGCGCCCGGCGTTGAATGCAGAGATCGTGTTCTGGCGGAAGACGAGGTCCGCGTAGGATGGCGAGAACCGCCCGCCTTCGTACTCGTCGAGCGTCTCTTGGGAGCCGAAGGCGTCGAGGACCTGTTGGGCGCGCGCCGTCCAGTCGGCCACTCCCTCGCCCTCGGCGATGCTGTCGGAGAGCGTCTCTTGGATTGCTTCGAGGAACTTCTCGTCCCACACGTCGGCGAGGGTGAACGCGAGCCCGCGCAGCTCCTCGCCCATGAGCGCCATCAACTCGGGGTCCGCGGCGGTGCGCGCCTCCCAACGGTCGAGGACGGCCTGGAGGAGTGGGCTGTTCTCAGCCACGCAAGAACTTGCCCGCGAAGTAGATAGCCTCGATGGCGAGGATGAGAGAGAAGACCAGGATCAAGAGCGTGTCGCCGTAGCCAGAGAACCACGTTGGCCCCGTGTCGGGAATGGACGGCTCGGCATCCATCTCGACGTGCACGAGCTTCTCGAACCCCACCTGCTCTTCGTCGGTCATGGGTAGATCGCCGCCGTGATGCCCTTGCAGTTCGGGCAGGTTTCGAGCGTGTAGGGTCCCGTCACGTAGAAGTTGTTTAGGTTCGCGTCCTTGATGACGACGAGCGTGAGGCCCGAGTCCTGGCACAGGTCGCAGACGTAGACTGTTTCGGACACAGAACCTCTGACCTTATGCGGAAGTGCCGAGGAGTCGTTGCTCACTTGGCGCTCTGCATTCCACGAAACCGCGCCTCCGCGATGACCGACGCGAGCAGGTCTTTCGTCTCGGGTGCCTTGACCGCGAGCCCTACGCGAACCTTGATCTGGTGGAGGATGGCCGAGAGCGATGCGTGCTCTTTCACGCCGCGGTCGATGATGGCGCGCACCGGCGCGATGATGTCCTCGCCCGCGCCCTTCGGTGCCGTCTTCACGGCACGCTGGAGGGCCGCTTCGACCGCGTCCATAAACCCGGCGACGTCAACCTCTTCGTCCGTGGCGCCCGCGCGCCCTCCGGTGGCGTCGCCGTTCACGGGTTCCGCGTTGACGCCGCCCGGCCCATTCTTGACTCCTGGCTTGGCACCGACACCCGGCTTCATGCCAGCCGCGCCGCCCGGCGGGAAGGGCAGGATGTTCGACGGCGGCGGTGCATCGTCGAGCGTAGGCTCGCCCTCCTCGGGCACGGGAATGTCGCCCATCTCGTTGATGTAGCTGAGCGGGACGGCCTTGCCGCCGCCAGCCGCCTTGATCGCCTGGCAGAACTTGCCGAGCGTGTCGAGGCTTTCCTTGCCTTCGGTCGAGAGAACGATCTCCGGGCAATACTTGGCCGCGGCGTCCGGGCCGAAGTTGCGCTCGACCATCGGCATAATGATTTGCTCGCGGATCGTGGCCGCGATCTCGACGGCCCGCGCATTCGTGAGCGCCTGGAAGACGTCCATGTGGACGGTCGCCGACGCCTGTGAGCCCGCGCCCGAGAGGATCTGTGACGTCTGCGTGGCACCCAGGAGCGCCTTGCTGATTTCCGAGGCGTTCCAGTCCATGAGGGTCTGATGCGGCGGGAGAGACAGGGAGCGCGCGGACGCCTCTACCAGCTCAATCTTGGCCGTGTCGGGGATGACGGCGTAGAGCGTGTTTCCAAGCTCTTCGAGGGCGGCCTTGAGCAGGTTGATGGTGTCGATGTCGTTCGACGCCGTCTTGGCGATCCGCATGGGTGAGCCGAACACCTCGACGAAGTGCAGCCACCAACCGGGTCCGTACATGCGCGAGACCCACATCGCGATGCAGGTACGCAGGATTCCGCGCCGCGCGGGAGAGGGCTTGTCCGCGTCCGCCACGCACACGGCGATGCGGGCGCCACAGTCCGTGACGGCCACGAGGTCGGTTGGGTCGCCCGTGAGCTGCAAGAGCAGCTCCATCCCGAACGGGTTGTACCTAAATCGCTGAGAAGGAATGGGGTTGAGCGCCTTGAGCCGCTCCCTGCCGCCGTCGGCCTTGCCCGGCTCGACGATGACCTCGACGCCGCCGACGCCCTTGAAGATCCCGTTCGACAGCGCGCCGATGCAGCGGTCGAGACGGACGTGTGGCGCCGTGAGCTGTTGCTCGATGTAGTCCGCGATCTGAATGGGCAGGTTGTTCGCCGCCGTCGTGTCGGTCGGCGGGTCAGCGAAGGAGGCCGCGGGCTTGCCGGTGCCCGGCGGTGCCGGTGGCTGCGGTGCGGATTTCTTGGCCGCGTCGGCGCGCTTCTTCGCGGCCTCCTTCGCTTTCGCCTGCCTGAACTCGACTGGATAGGGGAGGATCTTGACGGATGAACCCGTGAGCGCCATCTTGGCCTTGCCCAATTCGGCCATGAGGTGCGTGTCGCGGGCGACCATCTCATCCATGAACGCATAGAGGAACCGCGTGTCTCCAAGTTCGGCGCGCGTGATGTACGAGAGAACGTCCTGCGGCGAGAAGACGTAACCGCTCGGGACGAGGTACTTATCGCGCTGGTCCGGCGTGACGATGCCGTCCGTTTGCATCGGCGGCTTCTGCCCGAGGACGAAGCGTTTCAGACTCGCCATCCGTTTCCTAAGTCCCATGCGTCCTCCGAGAAGCTATTATGAGTCCCGTAGCTAGGCGCTACAGGCCCGCGAGGGGGTTCTTGCCCATCGTGACGAGCTTGCCGCCCGTCGCAATCGGGCTCCAGTTCGCGTCGTCGATGATCGGCGTGACCGACAGGCCCTCCATCGTGAAGGCGAGCGCCATGACACAGTCGTCGTGCTCGCCCTCCGGCGCCGAGTAGCGCATCCGGCCCGAGGCGAGGCGCGTGGACTCGTATGCCTGCAACTCATTGACAAGGGCGGGGATGTTCGGGTACGTGATGCGGCCCGTCTCGATGAGCAGCGCCAGCTTGTCTATGGCCTGCTCTTTCGATGTGTTTGTCGTGAGGAACGCGGACACGGGGATGGCGACAGAGCCCGTCTCTTTGTCGCCACGGCGCAGCTCGGCAATGTTCACGTTGCCGATGGAGTTGTCCTCAGCGTACACGGCGACCGCGCCGCCGGGTTCCTTCCACTTCAGGTACAGCTCTGTGAGCTTTGCGCGCTGCACGTGCCAGTCGATCTGCGAGAAGCGCATGAAGTCCACGACCTGCCGCTTGCGAACGTCTACCACGATGCCGACCGTGAAGTCGCGCGAGCGACCCCAATCCACGCCAATCGAGAACGTGCCGCGGTAGGGCACGACCTCGCGCGGGGCCGTCGCGCACTTCATCACGCCACGGAAGACGCCACCCGCGTCCTCGATGAACTCGGCCAGGATCTCTTGCCTGAAGCGTTGCTCGGACATCGTGCCGTAGAGGTTCTGAATCTCGCGGAAGTCCAGGTCGGTGTTCTCGTACGGGTGCGGCCTGCGGACGAGGCCGTTCGGTGTGATCTCGACGCCGAGCGCGGGCACCTGCCACGCGGCGGAATCCTCGCGCGCCGCGGGATTGTCCGGGTCGGTAATGCGTGAGTATTCGCGCCAGAACCAGTTCTTTCCCTTCGGCGTGCCGAAGAGCCACGCGCCGCCGTGCGTGTCCATGAGCATCGGGCGCAGAACCTCGTACCACGCGCGCTCTTCCACGTCCTGCGCCTCGTCGATGCAGATGAGGTTGGCCGTAAAGCCGCGGGCATTGTCGGGGTCGTCCAGGGAGCGAAAGATGATGCGGCCGCCCGACGGGAAGGTCGCGCTCATGGTCGAACCGTTGAATAGGGCGACGTCACGCGCGCCCTTCTCGATTTCTTCCCATCCGAGGCGGACTTGGTCGTACGTGGGCGCTCCCCACACGACCTGCCCGCCCTTGAGCGCCTCCATCGCGGCGACCTGAAGGCT